TTATTTAGATGAATTAATAAGTTGAGGAAGTTTATCAGCAAATTCTTCAATGTCAGATCTTCTATAAAGAATAAGCTTTGTCTCATTTATGCAAGGCTTTGGAAAGTGTTCTTTATATTTTTTTCTCCATTCATAAACCTTGTCTTTACCAACATCTAAAGCTAGATGTATGTTTTTTGCTCGTATAAGTATATTACTCATATCATTTCTCCTTACTTAATATAAAATTGTTTGATTTGTTGACGACATCAGTGTCGTTAAGATATATGAAACCTTTGTACTTAAAGGCTTTTAATTGTGGTTTATTTGTTTGACTAACTAAAAGCTTCTAGCCAGAGTTCTTTTGTTATTAGTTCGTTTCCACTTATGTGATGAGCTACTTCTAAACTCATGCACAGTCTTGAATCAATTACTAAATATCCTGCATAAGAATCAATATAAAAATAACATTCGTTATAACGTGAATCTAATGCTAGAAAATACTTTTCTTCTCTATCCCAATCAGGCTCTAACTCATGCTGACACTTAGCAATGATGTCGTAGATTTCTTGCTGAGCTTGTAGTTTTTTAAGTGATTCATATACATTTACACCATCTATAAAAACAGTCCTAACTACAGGAGTGTTGCTATCAAGATGCTCTATATGTATGTCTCTGACATCACTCTCCCATTCTTTCTTAGGATTAGGCAATTCAAAACATAGCTCTTCCCAGTCGGTTGATATTTCTAGGAGTAGTTTTGTTAATCGAAGACAATTTCTTACATATTCCCATTCGGTTATATCATTTGACCGATACCAAACCGAGTCTTTATTTGTTGTTGGTATTTCAGACCAAATACAAACCTCACCACTACAATCTATAGTAATGTATTTAAATTTATTTATATTAGAAAATTCATCTTTTAAAATATTGTAAACTTCCAACAATATCTCATTTTTTATTTCTTCACTTACGTTCATTATCTTTCCCCCAAATATGCTCTCCAGCTTTATACACTGCTTGAAATTCGGTTGTCGCAATGAAAATTTCATCAATATAAAGAATACGACAATAATAATTACCGAGTTTATGGTCAAAATAACCACATTCCCACCAACTATTTTGAGTTACAAGCCACTCCTTAATTTTTTTAACAAGACTGGATTCTGATATAAAAATCACGTGTTTGATAGTTTTAATTTTAAAACCTTCATAAGATGTTTCTATTGATAATATTTATGTACCAATAATCTCACTCAAAAAATCTTTATTTAACTCCATTACTTAACCTCCGTCAAATTTACCGTCCCTAATATAAAAATATAAAACCATAAAAGTCCCAAACGTACTGAATATAAAAATACATAAGACATCAATAAGTTCTTTGTAGCTATCTTTGTTAGGCACAAATAAACAATGTAAAAGCTTAATTGGGATAAATATTATTGATATAACCGTAAAAACACCAAATGCACTAGTTGCCATAAATCCTATGAACAATAGTAAAAAAAGTATTACTGGCGATATATAAAGTGAAACCATGGACAGTATTAATAATAGACTTAATCTATAAATCTGAATATTTGACATTTTTATTATCATTCTTCTTATCCTCTTTAATCTGTTTCTTAGCTTTGACTGGGTCAATATAGCTATATAGCTCCTTCTTAGTATCTCCAGTGCGTACTAAGTGAATAATCTCAGTTGCTCTACCCATATTAGAACCTTAGTTTAAAACGGTTAAAATAAAAAAGTTTATCAATATAGCAATAGCTATAATCAGAGCAGTGCCAATAATGCTTTTGTAGTTATTTATCAATAATCTTGAAATATCACTTACGCCCCTAGTTATGTATTTAGAGTTTTTAGCAATAAGAATTAAACCAACCAAGAACATAATATTGACAATAACTATAAATATAATTCTTAAAACCATATCAGCACCTATTTTTTATCCATGTTAAGGATTGGCAGGAGACCATTATTAACATCTCCAAGACTGTAGAATTTAGCCGATGGATCTTTAGCCATGCCCTTAAGAGCTTCAACAGCCTGTAGTCTTACATAGTTGTCGCCAGCTTTGCTAAGTGCTATAGATTCTTTTTCTATCTTGTATGAGTTAGCATCAGCCATTTGTTTAACAGATAGTGCATCTTGCTTAGTAGCTTCTAGTTTAGCTTGAGCTTCTACAACTGTTTGCTGGGCTTCTATCTTCTTTCTATCAAGCTCAGCTTGTTGTGTTAATACTTGTTGCTCTCTCTCTTTCTTATTTTTAATGGCATCTTGTATAAATTTCGGTAGCTTAATATCTGATGAAATCATTACTTGCTGAACTTCAATACCAAACTTCATAAGCTTGGTGTTTAAGTGATTAGTTAACTCACTTTGTATCTGTGATTGAACCTTGCTATTAAATAGCATATCAACACTCTTTAGTGACTTTGTAGTCTCTCTAAGCATAGAGTAAAAGTTAGGTTTTAGCTTGCTAGCTACTAACTGTTCTTCACTTCCAATATTAGAAGCTATGTAAGGAACTTTTTCAGGTACAACTCTATATTGTATTCTCATATCTACATGTGCGGTTAATTGGTCTTGGGTCTGTATAGGGGCGTTGGGGAATAACATACTTTGATCTTTAGTATTATATTTCAGTACATCTGTAGTCAAAGGGTTATATCCTACCACTTCACTAGTATATGTTGTATCTCCAACATCTCCCCATGATTTTTTAACTGCTGTTGTTCCAGTATCTACTTGCGTACAAGATGTTATTAAAGTTACAACTGATAAAGTTAATAGTATTTTTTTCATTTTCAATTCCTTGTTTTTATTTGTAATATTCACTTTCTTTAATCCATTTTGTGTAAGTCTTTTCAACTTCAACTTTGAATGTTTTCATCACCTACCTCATCATATATACAATTTAAAACCTCATCACAAAGTTTACTAACTTTGTCTTCTTTGAAGTTTTTGCCAAGAGAATTTGATACTACAGAAGCAAAGCACATCGCTCTTACAACTGCTAAAACTGCAGTTGTTGCATCACATCCATCAAGTTTTATTGCTTCGTTTTTAACTTGCTCTGCTATTTCATTAATTATTTTTTTACTCATCACCAACCTCGCTGTCTATATCTACTACATCATCGTTCATTAAGTCATTAATATTTTGTTTTGGCTTTTCTTCTTGCTTATTGAAATTAATACCTTCGTTATTTTCGTTGTTAAGAAAATCTATAGCTTTAGATAATTTGCTTGAACCTTTCCAGTATTTGCTAGCTCTTTTAATAACTGTTTTCTTTGCCATTTCATCAAAATCTGTGTCCCATGGAGTGGTATTTCCAGACTTGACTCCACTTGACCTTGATTTGATTGAATTTATATCTGTAATACTCATTATTTCAGTTATATAATCGCTATTGGGAAATTTGGCTACACAATATACTCCGATAACATCACCTCTTGTTTGTTCACTATCAAAAGGGTTATATTTATGCTCTGGTGGGGTATCAACTCCAGTAATATTGAACAAGTCATTTTGTCTTACAACTTTAGCTTGAGCCCACATAATAGCACCATCAGATATAGCTAAATCAATTAATCCCATGTAGCTAATTTGCAAATCTACTCTTGGATTTTTACCGCCGTAAGGAACAAGGTAAGCTTTTTTCTCAGCTGGGTTAAGAGTTAAGCCCATGCTGGCAAGGTTTATAATTGCATTTCTTAAGCTATTAGGATTAGCATTTGCTTGTTGTAGCATGTAGCTATTAGCTTGTAATGATTGAACAGCAAAATTACACTCTCTTTTATACTTTTTTTCATCACCAGAAATACCAATAAAACTTTTTTCAGCAGATGCTAAGCACTGTTTTGCTACTACTAAATTACTCATGACTTTCTCCTTCCATTAAATATTTCTCAGCATAATAAGGCAATTCAGCTACTAGAATTTCGTTATCTATCCAAGCATCATCACCGTATTTTTCTTTTAGTTGTTTGTATTTATTTATTAACTCTAAAGTCTTTTTATATCCATATTCATATAAACAAGAAGCATCCCATATCTGCACTTGATAAGGTTCTTTCTTCTCTATACAAATAAAATAAAACTTTGGATTAGTACCGTATTTCTGGCGATAAGCTTCGCTATATATAAATACTTGCTCAGCATTGTGATAATTAATCATTTCGCTAGCAAATTGCTTAGGACTAATAAAAGCTTCTCTACAAGTCTTGACATCAAATATAATTTTTTTACTAGTATTGATAGCATCTAACTTTGCTTTAAACTCAACACCCTCTAAATCAAAATAAAATTCCTTTTCTTTAAGATCACAAGACTTTATTATCTTGTGGGCAGGGTGGTTTGATAAGCTGAAAAGCATATTGTTAAGCAAGTCATTATCTGCTTTACTTAATATGGTTTTATTAATATTTTTTTCTGCAAATTCCTTACCTTGTTTAGTTCTCATGTCGTAAGGGTTATAACAATATAAATCATTGTATAAATGTGGCTCTAATATCGCACAATGAAAAGCTGATCCAAAATATAATGCTTTAGTGCTTTTGCTTTCTAGAGCATTAGCTAAATATTTTAAATACCATTCATAAGGTGTAAGTTTATCCAAATCTACAAGCTTGCTACGGCTCATAGCTTCATGATCGTAATAATCCATAACGACCTCCTAAACTGGTCTAATCTTAATATTTTTGCTTTTCTTTTCTCTTGAGTAATGCTCTTTAATAAGCAAATCTGTTGTTAATATGATTGAGTGACTCTCAATCGTTATAAACTTCTTTGTCTTCAATCTTTGAATTAGTTTTTTAAGCATCTTTAACCTCATCTAAAATTATTTTAAAATGAATTCCGCATCCAGCATGAACATCGACTAAAGTTTCCCCATATTTGCTTAACTCTTCTGCAATGTTTTTTCTATAAAAACATTGACTTCTAGGTCTTATTCTTGGCATTGCTTGCTCCAATGCATCATTTATAGATGATGCTACGATCAAAACTCCGTTATTATTAAAAAAATTATTTTTCATTTTCTACTCCTAAGCCACTAAAGCAGGCAAGTTTTTGATTTGTGTATTTGTAACTTGAAATTTATTTATAGCTACAGATTTAGCTGTATATTTGTGATAACAATCACAATCATCATATCTTGGATCATAGAAGTCATAATCAATGTCAAAGAAAACATTAACATCTGCTATAACACTTATATCATCACTAAGTTTTATTTCTATTTCGTAGCTATCATCAAGATAACCAGAGTCGAAATCTATTAATTGATAATGGTTATAACTACTATGTGGCATATACTGATATCTAATAACATCCCAAACACGTTCAGCTTCTTCATCTAAACACTCAAATAGAAAAGTTTTCATCTCTTCATTGTTAATGCTTGATACTTCTAGGTTATCCAGCTCATCTGCATAGGCATCTGATAGATCAACAGTTTTGTAGTATTCTGTGACATCGTGACATTCATCGTTTATCAATGTTTTTGTTGTCATATCTCACTCCTTAACCATTCTCATAACGTCTTCATAGTTCTCATTTATTTTCAATTTAACAAACCATGTACCCAATCCATTATTGAAAGGCTTGCGATCACAAACCCATTGTTTGCCGTCAAGATCAGTGGCTAACCATTTGCCATTATCTAACTGCTCAAGCTTTGCATCATTAGTGTCATATTTACCTACTTTCATATATCTCTCCTTATATAAAACATACAATTGATACACCTCAGAAGGTTGTTTGTGTGTGTAAATCATTAAGAAGTGCATCAACTGTATATTCTGTAAAACATCTATGTGATAGCTCTCGTTTGCCCTGTTGTTAATAAATTAAGAACTATCGCGTAGCTGCTCTACGGATCACTCATCCTTTCAACCCAATGCTTTAACCCTCAATAAAAGCTTTATCGGTATTAGGTTTTAATTCCTAGTAATCTTTGTCTCGGTTTTTAAGTATCTTTTAGTTTCTTTAGTTGTCATCACTCGATCAACTGTTAACTACATGTTGACATGTAATTTCACTATTGTCAACTAAAAAAGTACAAATTTGTCCATAAATAATTTACACAATTTCAAACTGCTGTAAAATAAAGGCTTTGAAAGATGTGAAAAATTATAGAAAGAGGGTGGTTTATTTAACTATTTAGTAATTATGAATATAATTGATACAAATAATTTAATGGCAGATACTAACTTGATAATTAGCAAAAAGCAGGTTGAAAAAGCTGGTAAGGTCTTAAAAGGTAGAAAAGATATTGATATGTCATTTGATGAAGCTTTTAGTATTATGTCAGAATGGAGATCTAGGCATGATGTTTCTTTAAGTCATATATATAAAACAATCAAAGACATTTCTATAAAGATTGATCCATCATCATATTTTGGAGCTAGGTTAAAAAGAGAGGAATCAATTACTGCTAAGCTAAGAAAGATATCAACATTAAGGCTTGATAAGATGCAAGATATAGCTGGTTGTCGGGTGATTGCCTCAAATATAGATAGTTTAAATAAAATACGATCTGAGTTATTAAAAATTGAAAATATAACTGAAAGAGATGATTATATTTATGACCCTAATAAATATAGATATGATGGTTATAAAAGTATTCATTTTATATATAAGCATCGAGATCCAAACCTTGTGTTTAATAATAAAACAGTTGAAATACAATTAAGAACTTCTATACAGCATTACTGGGCTACAACAGTTGAGATAATAGATATATTTGAAGATCAAGACTTAAAGAGTGGTGGAGGTAGCCCAGAGTGGAGAAGGTTTTTTTATTTAGTTTCAGAGTTATTTGGTATTAAAGAAGGTGTGAATAGAAGAATTAAGAGTATTGAAAATGTTCCATCAAAGGCTATGAAGGAGTTTATACAGTTATATAATAGTATGGATGTTTTCAATAAGCTAACTACATATAGAGCTTTTTCTTATTTCTCAGATGATATTCTAAATGATAATGTTTATGTTGTTTTGATTCTTGACAGAAGTAATTTTGAAGTTAAAAATTATGCTTTATCTAATGCTAAAGATGCTAGAGAGTTTCATGATAAGATAGAAAAAGAAAATATTAATAACAAAAATATTAATGTTGTAATGGTTAAGGTATCATCAGTTAGCGAGTTAAGAAGATCATATAAGAATTATTTTGCTGATAGTGAATCTTTTACTAATTTGGTTGAATTGATAATATTAAATTTTAATAGGTTGAACAAATGAAAAAACTAATCCCAATACTGCTAGCAATAATCATAATCCAGCTATCTTATATCTGTTATAAGACATCAGTTAATTCAAGCATACTGTACGAGATGGCTAAAGCAGAATGTGATAATAATTATCCAAATATGTGTAAATTCTTAGATAAGAAAGAGTTTGATGATAGGGGTTTTGTTAAGAGTGCTTAGGTACTACCATATTAGCAATATAATGTCCTATTGGTTCAGCTAAAAAATACACAATAATTATCCCAACAAAAGCAACACTTGCCTTAATAGCTAAAAATTTAAGATCTTTTTTTAGCTTATCTTTATTTTTTCTCATGATATAAACTTTCTAATTGGTGGTATTACAGCTTTAACAACTCCTTTGATATGTACTTCGTCATCCTTGGGTATTACAAAGCCATCACGCCCTAAATATTTCTCATTTAATGGCTCTAGATACATATTGCCAACTTCACCAGTAACAAGCTTTATAGTTGCTTCACAAGCACCTGTTACATAAGCAACAACTACATCACCAATATTTGGACACTTCTTAGTATCAACAACAACTAGCTCATCTGGATTAAGAGATTTTCTATTGCTAGGGTTGTACATAGAGTCGCCACGAACTTTTAATATGAAATCATTCTCAGGGTCAAGATCAACTGATTCTGGAACAATAGCATGCTCAATACCATCTGGCAGATTGCTGACACCACTAAAATGCCCAGCTTGTATATAATCAAGAACTGGAGCGTATCTAATTGGTTGAGCCTCTTTTGATAAGTTATATAAATCATCTTTGCTAGCATCTTCTTTAATATCTAAAACCTTAAGAAGTTCTTTATATCTTTTTAGGGTGGGTGATTGTATTCCTTTAACCCAAGCATTAACAGATGCTCTACTTATGCCTAATTTTCTTGCAAGTTCAGATTGTGATATACCACTATCCTTTATTAAATGCTTAACATCTCTCATATTCTTATTCATTTATTTTTGTTTCTCCTAGGGCAATTAAATTTTACCAACATGTTTTCATGTTGTAAACGATTGGTTGACAAATCTAAACATGTAATTAATCATAGTGTAAATTAATTATTGACAATATTTATTATTTTGTTAGTCTTTAAGTAACAGAAAGTAAACTAAATAATTACATGAATATTCAAGAAGTTCTTAATTATTTTGGAAACCAGAATAAGCTTGCTCTAGCTTTAGGTGTTACAAGAGCAGCGGTTGGGAGATGGGTTAAAGATGGTGAAATACCTCCTAAAAGACAAATTCAAATACAAAGATTAACGAAGTCAAAAATAAAGGTTAGTTAGTATGATAATCCGTAGAGAAAAGACAGAAGATTATTCAATTATAGCAAATGAGTGTTTCAGAAATCCAAAGATAAGTGGTAGAGCAAAGGGTATATATGGTTATCTTATGACTCTACCAAATACTTGGGAGCTTAATAAAAAAGAGCTTTTAAATCACTTTACTGAAGGTAGAGACGCTTTAAATACAGCTTTTGATGAGCTTGTTTCTTTTGGGTATATTCATGAAAATAGGGTAAGAGATGAAAAAGGTAAATTTATAGGATGGGAATATGTTGTCCATGAATTTGCTACCCGAGTTACTGAAAACCCGAAATCGGATAAAGCCGAAAACGGGAAACCAGTTACTGGAAAACCGAAATCGGAAAACCCGCACCTATTAAATACTAATAAAGAAGTAAATACTGAAGAAGTAAATACTGATAGTAATAATAACCCTATAGTCCCTTTGATTATTGAACCTTATTTTGGTTATGAAAATTGTAGTCAAGATTGCAAGAGAAAAGCAAATTCTAAAATAAACGATAATCTTTATTGTGGTCAGCACCAAAGAATATTCTTGAAAGAACAAGGATGTTTAGTGGCTGAGAAAGAAAGTAATAAAAAAGATTCTGATGTAGAAGTTATCAAAGCTAACGACATCACAAGAGAGGTTATCGGATATCTAAACCAAGCAGTCAATAAAAACTTCAAGCCAACAAATAGAGTTTATCAGCAGCATATCCAAGCAAGAGTTAATGAGGGTTATACCTTAGAAGACTTTAAGCAAGTTATTGAGATCAAAACTAAGCAATGGATATGTAAGCCAGATATGGCTAGATATCTAAGACCGCAAACATTATTCGGCACAAAGATGGATGTTTACCTTAACGAGCCTAAACCGATGTCTAAGATTGAAAGAGCAATGCAAGGAGTTACATTATGATTCAGGAACAAACACAAAAGATAGTCAACCTGTTAGATGCTAACTACAACATCTTACATGATGAAGATGATGAAAAAAATAGACTGATTATAGGTACTTGGCATAGCGTGTTGAAGTATTACAGCTATAGCGATGTTGGGAATGCGTGTGGTAGATATATCTCTAGTAATCGAGTTAAACCAAAGCCTGCTGATATTAGAGGCGAGCTAGAGGCTATGAGAGCAACTAGACACACAGCATATCAACAAATAGAAAACAGCCAAAAACTAGATTGTGAAGCTTATTTAACTAGACAAGGATTACAAGATTTATTTAATCGTGAGTTTGCACCATTTACTAAGATGAGCTTGCCAGAACACATAAAGGAAAAATTAAGAGCTAAGCATAATCAACAACCAATAGATGACTTTGTTACTAAAGTGTGGGGGTTTGTTCAAGGTTCAGACTTCCAAATATTTCATATTGAAATGGCCATAGGAAAGTTAAAAGGTACTAAATTTACATTTGAACAATTTATGAAAGTGTTAATAGGTTGTAGAGAGTTCTCAGATGACATTATGAGCAATCCAAACAAGTTAGAAGCTTGCAAAAGCTTTATGAAAGAACAGTTAAAAGCAGCATAGGAGCAATTATGAGCCAAGAAAAACAAATACTTGAGCATTTGAAAAGTGGTAAGGAGTTAACACCATTAGAAGCTTTATTAGAATACGGTTGCATGAGACTTGGGGCGAGAATTTACGACTTAAGAGTCAAGGGTCACGAGATAGTTAATGTAAGCAAAGATGTTAAGTATGCAACTTATAAAATGGTGGGTGTGTAATGAGTGGTTGGGATTTAAATATATTAGTTAAAAACTTCATTGAATTTTCAGTTAATGATTTTAAAGAAGTGGCTCTTCAAAGAGTTAAAAACAATCTTGAAGTTAAGTATAAAGAGTATAAGGAAGCTGAGAAAAAATATAACGATCACAAGTTTAAAGTTGAAGATCAAGGGAGAGAGGTCAAAAAAGGATTAGAAAAAGTCTTTCATGAGATTTTAAACCAAGCTAAAGGTGATGTTGATTTTAGTCTCGAGCAGGAGGTAGATGGTGTAGTTGATGAAAGCAAATATAACTACACAGCCAAAGATGTTGATGATCTTTATAAAAGTACTAGCTTAATTTATACACTTCATTCTCAAGGTAAAGTAGGTCGGATTAAGAAAAATGGTGTTTGGCATTATAAAGATTCAGATGTAATGGATTATTACGAGAATATTAGAAAGCCAAGATTGATAGAAAGAGGTGTTTCATTATGAGTGAAACAATAATCACAGTATCAGCATACCCACCTAGTTCTAACGACTTGTATAAGAGAAATGCTAATGGTGGTCAGAGACTTAGCAAAGCTCACAAACAGTTTAGAGATGAAATATTTTATTCAGCTTTATCAAGTAAAGAAATAGAGCAATACCCTGTTGAGGTTAGCGTTTATCTATATATGAAAGATAAAAGGTTAAGAGATGTTGATAACGTTAATAAAACCATTCTTGACGGCTTAGTTAAAGCGAAAGTATTAAGAGATGATAGCTGGAAGTATGTTAGAAGCATAAAGAGCGAGATTGTTGGTTTATGCCCCACTAAGCAAGGTAAAACGCTAATAAGAATAAAAAAATACAGTGGTGGCGATTTATGAGTAAATCAATGAATAACCAACAGTTGTACAACTACATATTAGAAAAGGTTAAAAGCGTTTCTAGTGAGTCTTACGTTACTTTTGATAGCAAGGAATACATAGCAAGAACCAAGGATAAGTTTTTAGGTAACAAGGAGTATAGAGCTAAGACTTTAGTTGAATTAAAAGAAATTATAGATGAGGTGATTGAATGATTAAAGATTGTAGAGATTGTAAGTTTTGCAAGCTTGCTGATGATGGTGTTTTTAAACCTGTCATGAGATGTACTTTGTTTGGATCAATTACATCAATTGCTAGAAATCATGAGTGTGGTTTAGATAAGGCTAAATACTTCGTTCCAAAAGAAAGCATTTTTAAAATAATTTATAAATTTATATTCGGAGCTAAATAATGAGCAGCTACACGCCAGAAATTGACGACGACATCTGCGAAATGACTGATGTAACGGTAGAAAATGAGATTTGTGATAAAGCTATAGAGCTAGAAGATGCTGTAAATAGGTATGGAAAGCTAACTATCATCAAAGAAGTTGAGCCACATGTTCAACCTAGCGGAGTAAAGAGAAGAAAAGTGCTTTGTAAATGTGGTTGCGGTAATTATAAAGAGGTTCAGCTGAGTGAAATTATAAGAGGCAAAACTAATAGTTGTGGTTGTTTGCAAAAAGAGAGAACTGCTGAAAGTAACACTACTCATAAGTTAACTAATCATAGGCTTTATGGTACTTGGAAACAAATGTTATCTAGATGTAATAATGTAAATCATAAACATTTTAAAAACTACGGTGGTAGAGGTATTAAAGTATGCGATGAATGGATGGATATTAAAATCTTTATTAATGATATGTATCCTTCTTTTAAAGAAGGATTAACCTTAGATCGTATTGATAATGATAAAGGATATTTTAAAGATAACTGTAGATGGGCCACATCTAGTGAGCAAAGCTTAAACCAAAGAATTTATGGGGAAATATCTTATAGAGGTGTTTCTTTTCATAAAAGTATTGGTAAATATCGAGCTCAAATTCAATTTAATGGTAAGCGGAAACATCTGGGATATTACCTAACACCAAAAGATGCTGGTAAGGCTTATAATGATTTTGTAATAGCAAATAAATTGAATAATAAATTAAATTAATAATAAGCGAGGTGAAAAATGTATAGCTTGGAAAAGTGTCAAGAGATGTTGAATGTAAATAAATCAAAGCTTTATATGCTTATGGATAAGGCTTGTGTTAAGTCTTATAAGGTACAGAAAAACGAGAATCTTCAAGAGTATCTAGATGGTCAGCAGATATCAAGAATTAAGAAGATTAAAGCTGCTCATGATGCTATAAAAAGATCATTACCTAATAAATGGGGTGAAATACATAAAGTTGAGCAAAAACACTTAAATATAGAGAAATATAAAAACACAGCATTTTGTCAATTTGCAAGTAGGAGGTTTATGTGATGAAGAAGAAAGATTAGAAAGATTTTAAAATTTTATCACGATATAGAGTTTAGATTTGATGAAAGCGAAAAATATATTGAATCACTAGAAAAGAAAATAGAAGCGTTTAAGACAGTGTTAGAGGAGTAAAAAATGTTTAAGAGATTGTTTTGCAAGCATGAATATAGGTATATGCATACCAGTCATTATTATTGGGATGATGATGACAAATATCCAGAGTACAGTAAAAGAGTTTATATTTGCGACAAGTGTTTAAAAGTAAAGAAAGTAAAGGTGTAGCATGGCTAAAATAGGTGTAAACATAAGCGTAAATGTTAATGATATTAATAAAGCAAAGCTATTTAAAGGCAAGAAAGGTACATATCTTAATTTAGTGGCTTTCATTGATCCAGATAATCAAGATCAATACGGTAATAATGGAATTGTTAAGCAGAAGGGTGATAAAGAAGAAGATATGCCAATACTTGGTAATTCTAAAGTTTTCTGGACTCATGGGCAGCAACAAGGATATCAAAATCAACCAAACCCAACATACGGATCACCACAACAAGAAACACCGCAGTTTGATGCTAATAACTTCGATGATGAAATGATTCCTTTTTGATAGATAAATTCATGTTTGAAATATTTGTAATAGTAATGCTGATATTAATTTATAACAAAGTGAGTAAGTAACAATGTTAACAGGTCAAGAAGTATACAACTTGTATAACCAAAACATGCAGGTTAAAGACAAGTCTATAGATGAGTATTATGCTGAAAATATACCATATTTTAATGGTATTAATACATTCGATATAGCTAATGCCAAAGGTGTTGATGTAGCAACAGCAGATGATATGTATAACAATTCAGATGAGGTTGAATTATTGAAATATATGAGAACCGAGATACCTAAGAAAATGGTAGAAGCTGAGAAGTCTAATAAGTTCAAAAAGGTGCTTATGGATGTGCTTATGTATTTTGCTAGACTATACGAGCGTGTAAGGGCTTCTATTGATGGATTTATAAATGAAATAGATAATCCATACCACTGGAAAAATACAGGAGATGAGCCACCACTAGAGCCTAGATTTATAAAAGAAAAGCAAATGTGTTTTTTTGATGATGATATTAATCAAGCTGAAATAATAAACAAAGGAGAAATAGCCAAGAAAAACAAGAAAAAAAGAATATCTAAAGCAGTTGATAATCTCATATATCAGCAGAAGTATAAAGAAGCACATAGGAGTTTTTTTTGATTTATAAAAATAAGTATGGGTATGATTTTAGTAACTTAAATAATACTGAAGTAAGTGTTTATAAAAGAAGATTAGAAGGTGAAACATTAGTAAATATAGCCAATGATTTATGCAAAAGTCCAGAGAGAATAAGACAAATATATTCTAAAGCACAAAGAAAATCTAAAGGTAAATTCTTAAAAGACACATCAATAACTGAATATCATATAAACTTAGTAGAAAATGGAATACTAATACCTTTCAGAGATGCTGGAAAATGTATAGGCACATTAAGTGAAGAAGTAATTTACTTTATAACCAATAATTTTAAAAAATCATGGGTTGAAGCTTATGAAATGTTTTTGCGTTCAGTAGATATTGACTATATCTGCAGACAAATGAAAGATCCAAAAATATCAAATAGAATACATCAAGTTATGATGCAGAAAGAAGAGATACAAAAATATTATTCAATAGGTGGTTAAAATCCATAATCTCTAATCAATCTTATAATTTAATCAAGTTAAGACCTAGGTTTTTGTTTACCTTCCTCGCAACTTGCTAGCAGTTGTGGTCGAAAGCTAGCACTTATTTATAACCAAATTATAAGGCTGCAAAGTGAAATATACTTTTTTAGATTCGTTACTTATTTTTAGTGTTGTGTTATTGATAGCTTGCTTAGTTAGCGGGTGTCAACCATGTTAGAAAAAGCTTTAATTGGATTGGTGCTAATCATAGTTATACCAGCAATGTTAGTACTTATGATATACCAGAATGCCAACCTATCTGCTCAGAATAAGCAATTAATTAATGTAATGTCTAAGATGCAACAATCTTGGCTTAACTCCAATGAATCAACAATAACAAGCTTAGAAAGTGCAGATCATATTAAAAAAGTTTATGCAGATAATTTCTTTAATGCTCTAGGAATAGTTAAAAAAGACGATGGCGGCTTACTTGATGAGAATACACCTAAAGAGCTAAAGCCGTTCATGATATTACCACCTAAAGAGGTTAAAGATAAATATGAGGATTAGCATATTGATAGCACTGTTATTGAGCCTATCTGGTTGTAGTTGGTTTGATACTAATTATATAGCACCAAATAGCACCCCATACCTAACACAAAAGGTTTATCCGTCTTTCTATAGTGTTGATACCGTTGGAGATACATACCTTAGCCTTATAAGCACTAGAGAAGGTTTAAGTATTTGTAATAACAAGCTAGATAGTATTAGGCAGTTACAGAACAAGAATCAGGAGCTATAAATAGTGAAATACAAACATATTAAATTTGAGATAACTAATCACGATATTTACTTTTGTTATGGTTTTAAGAACTTCAAGAAAGTGCAAAAAAAGCTTGGATTCAATTATGACGTATCTAAATACGGCGGTGCTACTGCGTTCAATGAAGAAACTAAACAGATTGTTATAGGCGTGGATAAATACGATGATATTTACGAAGTTAAGGCATTAATAGTTCATGAACTTAGTCATTGTGTAACTGTAATTATGGAATCAATGGATTCTAATTGTGATGAGTTTAGAAGTTATGTTTTGCAGTGGCTATATATAGAAATTATGAAGTATTTTGATGATTTAATATCTAAGGGTAAGTAATGAGCAAACTAACGCCACAACAAGAGTTATTTTGCCAAGAATATGTTAAGTGTGGCAATGCTACTCAATCTTATAAAAAGGCTTATCCTAAGGCTGAGAAGTGGAAAGAATCAGCCGTGTGGTCAAAGTCTAGTGAATTATTAGCTAATGGTAAGGTTTCGGAAAGGGTAAAAGAGCTAAAGCAACAATTACAAAATAGTAATCTTTGGACAAGAGAAAGATCAGTTAAGATTTTAGCACAGATAGCCGAGTATGATTTTCAAACTCAAACAGACAGAATCAATGCAGTCAAAGAGCTTAATAAAATGCACGGTTATGATGCACCAGTAGAGCAATCAGAATCCAAACTAGAGTATAAGATAATCTTAACAGATGAAACTAAATGAATGCTCTAACCCTTACCCCTAAACAATCAACTATATTTAGAAATAAAGCAAGATTTAAAGTTCTTATATGTGGTCGTAGATTTGGCAAAACTTACGGTGCTTTAGCTTGGCTTATTGAGGGTGCTATGACTAAGCCTAATAGTATTAATACTTACTATGCACCAAACCAAGTTGATGCAAGAGAGATTGCTTGGGAATTACTACAAGAGTTATTGCCTGATAATTACATAAAATACAATGAGCAAAGGCTAGAATGCAAGTTTTTTAATGGTAGTGTGATTAAACTTAGGGGTACTGACAAGAAGCTCGGTCGTGGTGGTAAAAACCATAGATTAGTATATGATGAATTTGCTTTTGGTAATCAAAAGAAATATGAAGCAGCAGTATCGCCAACATTAGCAGACACTAAAGGAGAGGCTTTATTTATTAGCTCTCCACATGGTAGAAACTGGGCTTATGATTATTATCTTAGAGGTTTGGATTCTAGCTTTATCGATTGGGCTTCATTTCAATTTACTACTCTAGATGGTGGCAATGTAGATCAAGATGAAATAGAAGCTAAAAAGAGAGAGCTAGACCCTAGAACATTTAGGCAAGAGTATGAAGCTACATTTGAAGAGGCTATCGGTCGCATTATTTATGCTTTTGAAGAGAAGAGTAATGTTATATCAAAAGATATACAACCAGAGGAGCATGAAGATATATGGGTGGGTATGGACTTTAACGTCAATCCTATGTCTGCAGTTATTGCAGTTTTTAGGGCAGGTATAATATATCAGTTTGGTGAGATTATTATTGAGCATTCAAACACCGCTGAGATGTGTAGAGAAATAAAAAGAAGATTCCCCAATCATACGGTTTACTTTGCACCTGATCCAGCAGGTAGAGCAAGGAATACATCATCAGACAATACTAACTTTGCAATTATAGAGGAGTTTGATAATTTTTATGTTTATGCCCCTGACTCTCATCAATTAGTAGAGGACAGACATAACGAGACTAACGCCGCTTTTTGTAATGCTAATGGCGATCATAGATACTTTATAACAGGTAATTGCACTAAAACAATCAAGGCTTTAAGCGGACATACTTATAAAGAAGGTACATCAACACCTAATAAGAATGATGGATTTGACCATATAGTAGATGCTATTGGGTATATGGTACATCAGTTATTACCTATAAAATCCGTAGCATCAACTTCAGCTTACAATACTAGCATTATCTAATTTTTATTATTCTTATGACTGTATCTGCTAGAAGAGATGATTTTATATCTTATGAGAAGAAATACACCTTAATAGATGACTGTACAAGAGGTCAAGATGCTATCAAGAACGGCGCTAACTTTCAAAAGTATCTACCTTTGCCTTTAGGTGTGGCAAGTACAGAATCTAAGAAATATAAGCTATATAAAGAGCTAGCATTTTATCCAAATATTGTGGGTAGAACATCAGAAGCTTTGACTGGTTTAGCATTTAGAAAGCAGCCTAGTTTTAATCCTGAAGCTATAGAGGGTATAGAGTATCTTGCTGATAGATGTAGTCTAGATGGTGAGGGTGTAACTCAATTTTCTAAGAAGATACTAAGCCATGTTATCAATTATGGTAGGGCTGGCATATTAGTAGACTTTCCTGAGTACGGCAACCCTACACCAAGCATAGCAGAGAAAGAAGCAAATAATCTTTATTCATACATGGCTTTCTATCCTACGCACTCAATCATTAATTGGAATCATAAGCAAGTGGGAGCAGTCAAGAAACTAAATTTAGTTGTATTACATGAAGAATATTTAGACTTCACTAAATTTGATAGCAAATACAAAGAAAGATGGCGCGTATTGATGCTTGATGATGGTGTTTATAGGCAGTTAGTATACGATCAAGATTCTGATGAGCCAACCAAAACATTTACTCCAACAGATTATGGAGAAAATACATTCTCAAGTATTCCTTTTGTGTTCTGTGGCAGCACTAACAATAATAGCGATATGGATAAACCGCCAATGCTCGACCTATGCCATGCAAATATCAATTTATATAGGTTATATGCAGATCATCGCTGGATATTGCACAATATGGCTGATCCTTTCAGATATATAACTAACATATCAAAGAGAGAGCAAGAAGATCTTGAGAGACAAGGTATAAAGTCTGGAGCGACTAAAACACTTATGTTGAGTGGTAACTCGACAATAGGTAATTTAGAACTTCAAGAAAACTCTTCACTATCTAACGAGATTGATCGTTCTGTAGCAATGATGATGGCTATGGGTGCAAAGATGGTAAAAAACGATTCTGTCAATGAGTCAGCAACAGCAGCCAAGATAAAAGCATCTACAGAAGACAGTGTGTTACTTAGTGTGATGGGTAATGTATCTAGTGCTATTGATGAAGCTATTAGGTATGTCTGTATGTTCGAGGGTGCAGAGTATATCAAAGGTGCTTTTTCTCTTGATAAGAATGTCATAGAAGAGATAACAGAGGCTCAAACTTTATCAGTAGTATTACAAGCTGTAATGAGTGGTAACAGTCCGAGACTACCTCTCTACAACGCATTGAAGTCTATTAATCTAATATCAGAAGATATGACTTATGAGGAGTTTATTGCAGATATCATAAAAGAAAGAGAGTCATTTAATGAATTTAGCTAATGATCTTCTTAAGCAATTCACTCTTTCACAATCTGTTGTAACTAATACATCTAATTTACTTTATGGTGAGTATGAGAAAGTTTTACAGCTTGTTAATGCTTACCTGCTAAAAAATGAAATAAGAACAAAGACAGAGCTTAGAGCATTAATAAGGCAATTCACATCTGAAAGTTTTGATGATTCTGAATTTACTCAAGAGGTTGTTGAATTTGGAGGTGTGCAAGCTGAACAATATAAGGAAACTATTAAAAATTATGTAACAAGTGCTGCCTTAACTAGTATAGCAGCTACTAAGCTTAACAAAAAAAAGATACGAAAAGCCGTGATGAATACTTACATCAATAATGCAACCGTATCTGAAGCTTTAAGAACGATGTCAGCTACTTCTAAAAATTTCTTTAAGCAAGAAATGATTAATGCTTATGTTAATAGCGAAACTGTAGATGATATAACTAAAAATATAACTTCAAGATTAAAGTATGTAGATAAAAAAATAAAGCAACACACAATCACACAGACTAGGACCATATTAAATGGCGTGTCTAATGCTATGCTTGTTGAAACTGTTAATCAGAATGATGACATTATGGAAGGGTGGCAAGTATTAGTTACTTTAGATAGTAAAACAAGCCCACCATGCAGAGCTTATGGGGCCACACCAGAAAAGGTTTATCCATTAGATAAGCCACCATCATTGCCAGCACACTATAATTGCAGAAGTGTATTAATTCCAGTTATTAAAGATGAATATGATAAGCAATTCACAAGCTCAGAAACTAGACCAGCTAAGTTTTATGATAAAGAAGGTAAGCTTGTAAAAGTTGAGCAGGTATCTACTAAACTTAGTTTTGATGACTTCTTAAAGCAAAATCCTGTAGCCTTTCAAAAGGATGTTTTAAGACCAGTTGAGTATAAAATATTTAAGCAAGGTGTAAGCCTTAATAGATTTGTAGATAATGGCAGAGTGTTATCAGTTGCTGAGTTAAGAAGTAAGTTTAGAGAGTTACTTTAAGAAGTATTTATTTTCGTAAATGTTACTTACTACTTCAGAATGCAGAGCTGACCAGTGATAGCCATCATCCTGAAAAGGGTGTAAAGAAAAATATGCTCCTTTATTATACATTTTAACCACTTCCATTCTCATGGGTTCCACCTTAACAATATCACCTTCATAAATCTCAACACCATTTTTGTCTTTGAGTCCTGTGTATTGCATAAAAATATATCTGTCTAAACATTCCTTATTAGACATAATAGAATCTAAACCGTAACCTAGATCTTGTGAAACTTCGATATCAACATTATTATTTGATTGCTTAAAATAAACACTACGCACCTCGCCATCATAAGCTACCAAGTCTTCAAAACCAAAAGAACCTGACATTTGTTTTTTTTGCTTATCCCAAGCTCTGAATTTTAATCTTTTTAAATCCATTTCAACTCCTATATTTACACTTATATTATACCATATAGCTACCTATTTACCTCATCTATCAAAGCCATTATTTGTTCTGGTGTTTCTCTAACAAGATTAACCCTTTTATTTAAGTCATTATCTCCATAAGTAACATAAGTCACACCTTTATAATTAAAGAAAGATTGTATTAAATCAGAATCAATATATACAACCGCAGAATAATCAGAATCATCCATTGTTAACTTTATATATTTTCTCATTATTAACTCCTATTTATATAGTAATTATAGTTATATCTTTATTGGTGGATTCTTGAGTGTTTAGATGCAAGATACCCAAGTATGGATATCCGAATCTAATATCTAGCATGACATCTTCACTGGAGCCATTCTGTCGCTATAGATAACCTAGTCATTTGTAAGAACACTAAGCTCAGTTATTTACTCTTACTTACATATAGAGCCAGCCCCATAACTGCACAGATTAAACTGCGATACCCTGAGGTTTAAAGATCATTCTGGTTATCTTGCTAGGGTAGATTATTCGCACTACCAATTTATATTCCGCTTTGAGTGATTAAAGACAGCTAAGCGGTCGACCTTATTCAGTCAATTAGTTTAATTACTATCTCAAAATACGGATTTACAGCCCCAAAATCCGACATTCTCAACTCCAATTAATATTGATCTGTGTTTAACAATGCAGGAAATATTGATGTCAGAACAAGATATCCAAAATCAAGAAACTGATGCTCAAGATGTTCAATCTCAAGATGTGTCTAATGATGATTTAGCACAGAGACTTAAACAACTTGAAGAGCAAAACAAACAGCTACAAGAGAAGTATTCAAGTGTAGTTAGTGTTAATGAGCAGTTACTATCAGAAAAGCAAAAAGCTGAAGAGCAAGCACGCTTAGAAGCAGAAGAAAAGGCAAGAAAAAACGGCGACTGGGAGGCTATTTTAAAAGCCAAAGAACAGGAGCTAGAAGCCTACAAAGAGAAAGATGCTCTAAGAGTACAGCAAGAAAAGAATTTTGCTAAAGAGAAGCTTATAGGCTCTATATCTAGCGTGTTCACTAATCCGGTATTAACAAGACTTGTTGAACCAGATTTCACGTATTCAGAAGACCTTGGAAAACCAATCTTTAAACATAACGGTGTTGCTTATGACAATGCCGAGAAGATCAAAGAAGTTATCAGTTTAGACCCGCAATTCAAAGACTTTGTTAAAGCCACTGGTGCAACTGGTGGTCATGCTAGTGGTGGTATTAATCGTACGCCAATAGACAACGGAGTTAGTGGCAAAAAATATGATGACAACAAGGGCAAACAAGCAATTTTAAACAAGTTTCAATAAGTTAATAAAGGAGATATAAACTATGGCTTATCAAACAAGTGCAAACCTAGTATCGTTGTCTGAGAATTTACCAGACGATCAACGCTACTTACTTAATATGAGTGAGAAGTCAGCTAACAATATGCTGGGAGAAATTCCAGTTGTTACAGTTCCAAATATGGAAATGAAGGTTGGTTATAATGATGCGGTTCAAACAGTTAAGAAAACAGAACTTAACCAATCTATCCGCCAAGTTGAACTAACTAATGGTAATGAGAAAACAGAAGTTGTTAAAACTTTAGCTGCTAAGATTCCAGCGGCTTATATGCAAAAGTACTACAATAATGGTATGACTGACGAAATCATTGCTAATCAGATGAGAAAGATTGCCACTGATACTCGCAATGACTTCTATAGACAGATTTTCAAAGGCTACTCTAATAGTATGACAACTGATGTTATTGATGGCTTGCAAGTTCGATGTAATGATGATGGAGTTAACCATTTCTATAATGGTATTGATACTGCTAACAAGGCACCTAAAGCACTAAGTTTAAGCTTCTTAGATGAAATGATTATGGAATACTTAAGGTTCTCAAGAAGTAACCCTGTGATTATCTTACCGTCAAGAATGTATAGTGTAATATTCGCTAAAGCTATGCGTGATGGTAAGTTTGGTAACTTTATCATGCAAAAGAATGAGTTCGGTAAAACAATAATGACATACAATGACATACCTGTCAGATCTGCTGGTACTGGTGTTAATGGTGAGACTTCTCAATACGGTCAGTATGTTTTAGATTTCGATGAGGTTGCTCTAGATGCAAGTGGGAGTACTACTGGATCAATATACCTTGCTGATATGAACAGTACTGATGGTATGTTCTTAATCAACTCTAGCTCAGCTCCATTGTTTGAGATTAGAAAGAATAACGACCTTAACGGCAATGGTCAATATGATACTTTTATGTTTATGGCTATGGGCTTTGGTACAGCTTCACCAATTGCATGTACTAGAATTTCTAACATCTCGAATAGTGATATCGTAGATTAATAATAGGAGAGTATAAAATGACTAGCAAAAACCCTAATTTAAATTTATATCAAGCAGGTAAACCACCAAGAAAGTTTGATACGCTTTTAGCATTCAATGAATTTACAGATGGATCTAGTAATACCGTTGAAAATAGTATTACTAATGTTGTATCAGCACAGCAAACAACTAATGCTGTTGATTTTATGGGTGGTAAGCCTCAGAGAATTATTGCAGAGGTTATCAGGACTAAAGCAGATGATGGCGATGAGGTATACACTATAGAGGTCCACGGCAACATTGTAAATGTAGATACTGGTGCTACTAGTACTAAGCTTCTATATGACAAGTTTATAGCATCTGGTTTAGTTAATCAGGATAGAGTTGTTGCATATATTGATCCTTATGAAGTAGCTGGCCTTGTAGGTGAAGATGAAGAGATCGAAAGCATATATCTAGTAATTAAGCCAACTGGGACATCACCAGAGATGATCTCAAGTTTTTTCTTAACAGAAGTATAGGAGAATATAAAAATGTCTAATCAAATTAAATTACCAGCTTATTTTAAGATTAAAGATAAAGCATTTAAAGTAGTTCATTTTTCTGATTTTTACGCATTTGTAGGTATGGGCCATAAGCAAATTTCAGAGCAAGAATATCATAACTTAGTTAAGCCTAAGAAAGCTAAAACAAAAGCACAGCTAGAGGCTGAGAAAAAGGCTCAAGAAGAGGCAGAGAAAGCTAAAGAAGGTAAATAATAATGAGCTTAATTATTCAAGATGATTTAGGTAGTATTGCTAATGTTAATTCTTATGTCGATATCGCATACGCAGATGATTATTTCTTATCTATACTGGAAGATGATTGGATTAATGCAACGGATCAAGATAAAGAAATAGCATTGATACAAGCCTTTAATTACTTGGATAATGCTTATGTTTTTTATGGTAGTGCTATAACAATAGAGAGCAAATTTCCTAGAAATGATCTAGTAGTTGATGGTTTAACTATAGAGGGTATACCAACCGCAATTAAAAAGGCTCAATGCGAATTAGCTCTAGCATATATAAAACAAGGCTCACTAGATACTAATATTGATTATGCTACTGGTGATACTAGAACAATTATAGAAGAATCTAAAGACATCGCAGGAGCTATTAAAAAAACATTTAAATATGAAACTGATGGTATAGGTCCTAAAGATTATCGCTATTATCAGAGAGCAGATAAATACCTTAATGGTTATGTATCTTCACTTGGTAATAGTGCGACTGATGGTAATGATGTATCTGGTGGGTCAGTAGATATTGTGAGGGGTTTGTAATGATAGTTGTATTGACTGCAATTGTGTTTTTTCTTATAGGGTGGACCTGCTGTATTAAGTTACAAAAACTAATACTTAGGAAATCTATAACTAGATTAAATGCTATGGAAATAATGGTTGTTATATATGCTAAGCAGATAATATTAAATTCATTCAGAAAGATAAAAGATGATGAAAGAAGCTATATAACAGATAAAGCCCTTGAAGAAATACAAAGTGTACTTAAAGGTAAAAAATAATGGCACATTCTGACTATATAGAAGCAGCTCAAGATCTTATTGATGAAATAGATGAGTACGGTGTAACAGTTAAGCTTGTTGAGAAAGTCCGCACAGCAGGTGCTAGCCGTAATTCAGGAAGCTTTAGTTATAACTACATAGCTGATATTAAGATTCTTAAGACTTCTAAAAAGAATGCTCTCATTGGTGGTGCTGTAGTTGTCATTAGAGATGACTGGCTAGAAATGGCAGATATAGTTTGCTTAACTGGCAACACTCAAGAAATAAAGAAAGATCAGTATATCGAAATAGACAATACTAGATATGTTATTAATCAACTTAAGCCAATAGATCCAGCAGATTATGTTATCGGCTATTGGTTATCCCTTAAGGGTGTTTAGATGAGTGCTTTAGATACTAAGTTAGATGAGTTGACTAATTTCATAGAAGATAATCTTGTTGGCAATGTTTATTTCAATGATTATGATTTAGATACTGTTAAAGCATTAAAAACATTTATTAATGTGGATATATCATTAGATGGACCATGTGAACAGAAGACTTTGCTATCAGCAGGTAAAAAAGCCAAGTTTACTCAAGGTTTTAGAGTTACATTCTATTTGTATAGCACAGAATTAAAGTATCTTAGTGATATATTCAAGATGGTAAATAATGTAAATTATTTACTTAATAAACGTTCTTTATATCCTCAAGGATTCAGACTAACAAACAAGATTGTTACACCTCATGCTATCGTGGATGGTAGGCTAGGTGCAGAGTTCAATAACTATATAATTGAGTGTTTTTTTGAGCTTGAATATATAGATCAAGTTTATTAATTCTATTTGACTTCATTATCTCAGTATCTTAGATTTAAAGTATATTTATTCTGTTTGGAGTGGTTGTGGATAAAGTTTTTAAAACATTGGCTGGGTCAAATAAGTCAGCTATTGATATAGGCGATATAAAAATACCTTGTTATGTCCTGGAGGATGAAACCAGGGTATTATCTGGAAATGGCCTGCAAAGAGCATTAGGGTTTTCTCAAAATGCTGGTGGTACTGCACTATCTACAATGCTTAATACTGGTGATCTTAAAGATTATGTTACCCAGGAGATAATCGATAAAATTCAAAATAGAAAAAAGTTTATTCGGCCTGGTGGAGCTGGTGCAGTTTCTGAAACTTATGGATATGATGCAACTCTACTTATAGACATATGTGCATTGCTTGATGAATGCAAAGATAAAGGCATTCTTACACCAGGACAACAAAAGTATGCTGACCAGGCTGGAATAATACTCAGATCAATAGCCAAAGTAGGTATTATAGCCTTAATTGATGAAGCTACAGAGTATCAGTCATATAGGCAAAAAGATGAATTACAAAAATTCTTACAGCAATTTATAAGTAAAGAATTATCGGCCTGGGTAAAAAGATTCCCTAATGAATATTACCAGGAGATTTATAGGCTTTATGGATGGAGCTATGATGAAGATAATAACAAGAGGCCTGGTGTAATTGGTAAGATAACTAATAATATTATTTATGATAGGTTGGCTCCATATATTCGCAAAGAGTTAGAGAAAATAAACCCTAAGAACGAATCAGGCAATAGAAGTAATAAACATCATCAATATTTAACCCAGGATATAGGACATCCTGCTTTATCCCAACACATGCACCTGGTTATAAATTTTATGAAAGTTTCTAACACCTGGGATGATTTCATTAATATGCTAGATAAAGCTAAACCAAAATATACTCCTCAAATGCTTATGAATCTTGATTTATAATAAAATGTACGTATCGTGGCCAGGCTTATTATCCTTATAAATAAAGGCTTTCATTATCTCAATATGCTAAATATACAGGTATCTTGGGCAGGCTCTAAATGTGTAAATTGACATCCTTCCCCAAATAGCTTAAATTAAAGTGTTGTTTAATTTTTTTAACTACTGTTATGAATATAGAAAAGCTAGAAGATATCTATAGTTATTCAGAGCAGTTGAAGTCAGTAATTAAGAATTATATTTAGAGGTTGTTGTATGAGTACTGAAAATAAGCCAAAAGAAAAAAAATCTAATCCACTATATACAGCATTTATATGGATATTCCTAACAATTACTATATTGGGATTTATTACGATGTGTGCAACTTCTAAGAAAAGTGAAGATTCTAGTTACTCTTCATCACCTAAAGAAGAATGTAGACAAATGATAGAAAGTACATTCAGTCAGTATAAGTCTCTAAATATTAAATGGTTTAGTGGTGCTAGTGCTTATAAACATAGCAATGGTCGAACTACTGTAAGAATGGACTTTGATATACAGAATAAAAGTTTTGTAGCTAAGTGTTTGGTGAGTGAACACGGTGGTATAATTGATTTTGATACATACTCTAAATAACAATACTTGACAAGCAAATAATTCTCTTTTATCCTCTAAGTGTTGGGCTTCAACTCCCAGTGTGTGTAAATATCAATTATTCCGTTCTTTTACTTGTTAAGAGTTCGGGTGGACTGTAGCTATACAATACCCTCGTGGAAAGGCTATAGTGCGTGACAATGTCCCTTGCGACGAGCACACACGTGTTGAACCACCCGACATTATCAACAACAAAAGTGCTATTAAGCAAGGAGAACGGTCATGAAAGACTTAATCATAAACAATATACAAGTAAAACAGTTAGATAACCTTTATTGTTTAAACGATTTTCATAAATTAAGTGGTGGTTTTGATAAACATAAACCTGCTAACTTTATGAGATTAGATCAAACAAAAGATCTTATCGCCGAAATAAACCGAAGCTCAGATATGAGCATCGCATTCAAAACTAAAAAAGGTGGTTCCAATCAAGGTACTTTTGTATGCAAAGAACTAATATACTCTTATGCTATGTGGATAAGTGCTAAGTTTCAACTTTTTGTAATTAGAACTTTTGATAATCTAGTTAATGAACAGATGAAAGAAGTTGAGCAAGAACTATTCCACAAAGAAAGAGCAATCAAATCAATGTCTGCTAGATGGGCTAATGATAGGGATGAGCTAAAAGAGTTCAAAGAATACCACCATCAAGAGATAGCTAAATGGCAATATGAAGTTCAGCAGATGAGAAAAGGCACTAGATCTATACCTAAGCTAAGAATACATAAAGTAGATAAGTACGATAACTATTACTACAATAACTATCAAACTAATCATGATAAGTTGTATCAAGTGCTAGAAAGTATAAATATTGACTCTAGAGAGCTAAGAAAAGAGTTTAGAGCCGTGATTATATTAAACAACATCTTAACCCATGAACTCAGAGAATATCAAAACTATATGGATAATATGGCCAATAAAAGAATAACATCAACCATATACTCACATGAGTTAGTAGGTTTGTGTTAAAAGTCTAGAAATAATAATGGTCTAAAATAGGGTAAGAAAAAGTTTAAATATCTACTTTTGATGCTCCTAATTGTTTGTTTGGACTTCTCCAGATGTATTTGATCTATTATCATCAAACACTATCTTTTCAAACTGAAATAGTACAATAATTTCATTTACATTTTTAGCTTTATCTTGTCCATCATTTTTATGTAAAGTTACATCAACTATACGACCATCCGTAGCTGTATAAGTTGATAATATCTTATTTGTACCACCTGTTGGGGCTCTATCAACATTATTTAAAACAAGTTTTGATACAACATCTTTTTGATTAACCGCATTAAAAACAGCAGCTATTAAAGGCTCATAAGCAGGCATTTCTAGTGCTAATACAGATGTAATATTATCTAAGCTAGCAGAATGATTAGGAACTAAATGTAGATCAATATTATAAACCAAACTAAAATGCTCTCCAGCTCCATTTTGTATATTTGAATTTCTTCCAGCGACTTCTTTACTACCGCAATGTAAAAATAACTCTCCAGTATTCTCCATTTTAGCTTGCACATACATTGGCATAATTAATATCTCCTATATTTTTTTATAATCCATTAGCTGCTTCATAAACTTCTATACTTAGACTATTTTTAGTAGTATTTAAACAAGCGTCATACGCTTTTTTATTATCTGTACTCATTCTCATATATACTTTTAGAAAAGCCTTACCTAAAGCAAAATACCCAGGTTTAAAACTCGTTAATATATCAATTGGAGCAAGTTTAGCTCTCGATGTACACACTTTGCTTTCACTAACTATTTTACCAAGAACCCCCACTAATTTTTCATTGATTTGCCAAGCATCAGCATCAGCATAACCAATGCTTTTAAATACTTTTCTAACTTCTTCTTTTTCTTCTTCTGTGAGCATTGTGTCACCTCAATAATATCGTATTTTTATTTATAATTTCTTCCCCTATTTTTTTAGGGTAAACAGCTACAACGGTTACAAAATTTAATTTTTTTGAAAATATATAAAAATATTGTTTCTCAAAAAATGGATATGAAAAAATTACATAATCTTCGCCTTTGATTTCTTTAGGTTCTCTAGGTTTCATTTGTTCGTAAAAATTCTTTTGCTTCTCTGTTTTGGGGTTTGTAAACATTTCAAAGTAATAATCATACAAACTTTTATCCTTAATGTTTTCCTTATCGTATGTGGTGTAAATGTATATTTTATACCCTTTATCAGTTACAAAAATATCTATAGGCGTAGATTTCGTATCTGCTATATCTGTTTCTAATCTATACATTTTTTTAATATCTGTAGGCAAGAGAAAATCTAATTTATTATTTATTGAAAAATTAAAAGAATCATTAGCCCAACAAAACAAGGGTATAAACAAGCTGAGAGATATAAATATTTTTTTCATAAATAAGTATCAAAAAAACTAAACAACACTTTAATTTAAGCTATTTGGGAGAGGATGTCAATTGGGGTTATTTGTTGTCATTTTTCTTAGATTTTTTATACCTATCTATAACTATTCCTATAAATCCACCGATTATTGATACAATGGCAGGTGAAGCAAATATTGATCCAGCTATTATATTGTCATTATATATAAGAAAAGTAGATAGCATACTTAATATTATAATTGTTACAAAAGATAGCCATAGGGCTAACTTTTTTAAAGAAACATCTTTATTGAACTCTTGATTAACATTTTGTAACTGAGTCTGTTGAGTATCTATTTGCCTATTTGATATGGCCAATTTCTCTTTGTCACACTCAATTTGATGAATATGTTGTTTATTTACAAATTCTATATAAGTATCAACAAGTCTATGATCTACACTCTTTAGCTTCTCCATTTCAGATGCTGGAGGAAGTATAGAGCTATGAACCTCTGTTCTTTGTAAAAGTTGCTTTTGATTATTATTTTTAAATGGTTGATTTGACTTGCTCATAAGCTTTTCTACCTACTATGTTAAGAGAATTTCTTATCTCATTCATACTAGCAGAAATATCCCTTGAATTCGAGACATTAGAGCTATATAGGGTTGGTATGTCAATGTCAACTTTTGATGACGGAGAATCTTTCATAGATGCATCAATATTCTTACTGATATTAAATAGTCTTTTTATTGAATTTATCATATCATAACCTCCCTTTTAGTTATTAACTGTTATGGTAATCGCTTGCATTATAACTCATAATCTACTCCTTTTATCATGGTTATCTATTACTAATGTCATAGTCAACTACTACATGTGTAATATTACTATATAAATATACAAATATACAAATATATATTTTAATGCAGCCCTAAAATCCGACTTTTCTAAGCCGTTTTAAACTTTCCTTGAGTTTCATTCAAGGAGTTTATTAATGGCAACAAATTCAAATAAAAGTATTGGTTTAGTTCGTGAAAGTGTAATGGGAGTTACACCGAATAACCCAGAATTTACAACGGTTTCACTAGACAAAACAGGTTCGACATTCACAGCAGAACCAGAGTCTATCAATTCAAGAAATAAAGCTAAAGGTAGAGACCCTAGGGGAGCTAAGGTAGTTGGTTTGTCATCAAGTGGTACTATTGATGCTGATTTAGAATATGGTCATTTAGAGACAGTAGTTATTGAATCAGCAATGCTTAATGATTGGGTCTCTCAAGGTAGAACCAAGATATCAGCAGATGCAGATCAATCTACAATACAAGTTGCAGATGAAACATCTTTTTCAGTTGATGATATAGTTGCGTCTCATGGTTCAGTAGCTGTTGTAACAACTGTTAATGCTAATGAGTTAGTTTTAGATGCTGTGCTTGATAATGCAAGCGTTGGTGATAATGTTGTCAAGGTCGGTAAACGTATTACAGATGTTGATATTGTGGGATCAACTATAGTTTCTACAGGTTCATTTGATTTCACTACCCTTAATCTTAAAAATGGTCAGTTTATTAAATTAGATGGTTTTTCAGCGGATAATAATGTTTGGGTTCGTGTCGTATCTATAACTGCTACAGTAATTACAGTTGATCTAGTTCCTGATACTTGGACAGATGAGTCTATTGTTGGTGAAATAGACTTATATCATGGTGAGTATATTGTCAATGGTACAACTCTAGTACCATTCTCAACTTGTATTACTTATGGAGACTTAAGTACTGAATCATATAGATACTATAGTGGCAATATTGTTAATACTATGGAGTTTTCTGTTACTAATAAGCAGGCAATGACTATTAATTGTGCATTGCTTGGCTTGTATGTTGGAAATACAGAGACTAAAAAGACAGGTCAAACAGACTTAGACCCTTATGCTTCCAACTTAATTGATGGTTCAAATAACATTGCTAGGTTTGTACTAAATGGTAATGATTTATCATCAACCAATATTGTAACTGCAATGTCATTATCTCTTAATAACACAGCAGCTCAAACATGGGGTCTAGGTAGTAAATATCCTCAAAAAGTAAATGCTGGCGATCTTGAAATCACTGGTAATATAACTGCTTTCTTAGAGTCTATAGATCAGTTTGATAATGCAGTTAATAACAGTGATTTAGATTTAGTTTCAGTTCAGGAAATTAATGGTCAAGCAATGGTGCTTAATGTACCAGTCATGAATTTAACAGGTATTACAGAACAAGATCAAGATGACAATATCATTGTAGAACAGCCATACTCGGCTAAGTACTCAGATCAGTTTGGCTATACATTTATGCTTCAAAAATTTGAGGGAGTTGCATAATGGAATTATCAGCAATACAAAAAGTAGTTGAGCGTCAAAAACAGGGTATCTGGGTTGATATGTTTAAGAAAGAATCACCAGAGTACAAGGATTATGGTCATTTACAGTTCAAAGTTAAGTACCTACCAGAGAAGCTAAGGCAAGATCTTAACCTATTGTATGCAGACCTTGTAACCACTATGTCACAAGCACTTAAAATAAGTGGTGGCGAGCTAAACAAGAAAGGTGATATCAAACAACCAAAGCAAGAAAAAGAGGTTACAGATAAAGACTTAGATAGATTTAAGACATTAGCTAAGCGTATAGCGACTATTGAAGCAGATATCAAACAATTAGTAATTGATAATGATATGGTTATCGACTTCAAAGGATTTATGCAAGATGGACAGCCTGCACAATTCACGAGAGAAGCGCTAGAAACCATTATAGAAGCTTTTAACTATAACTTTGAGCCTGTGTTAGCGGTTATTAATAATACCAAGAGTTTTTCAGAAGGTATCTTGGGGAAGCGAAGCCAGTCATCAAAGACTGGGTAAATGGTAAAGGTGATGCAAAAGCAGATGTTATTGAAGAGCTTAAGAAAAAAGGCAAACCAATACCTAAAGCCTTACAAAGTAATGATGATGTTGATGCTATCACTAATTTTTATCTTATGTCTTTTTGTGATCTTAATACTACTAGATTTGTAACTGGCGAGGCTGTTAATCAGATAAATATATTTGATATGTACAAATATGCTGAGATGAAAGGCTATAAAGATGTAGATGAATTTGTATCAGTCATGAAGTCTATAGATTCGCATTATATAGATCTTAGGATTAAGAAGATGCAAAGAACTATGAAAACTAAGTAGGTGTATATATGGCAAGAGCTAAGAGTTTTGGTAGTTTTGCAAAAAAAATTGCAGATATAGATGTTAAAGAAAATGTAGCTAAGAATCTTAGGGTATACTCATTAAAGCTATATAGCAGGATACAGCAATATTCGCCTGTAGATAGTGGTCAGTTTAGGTTTAACAATAGATTAACTATCTATAATCGTACCAATCAAGTATCTAGCAATAGTTCTAAATCTAAAAATACATCACAAGCAAAGAGTGAAACTGATAGATATAAGGATATTAGTAAACCTATATATATTCAAAATAATTTACCTTACGCCGAAGTTATAGAGGATGGGCTATATCCAAAGAATCCTAAGAAAGGGTCTTGGAATAAAAAGACAAAAAGCCACGAAATAAGATCACAAAACGGATATTCAAAACAAGCAACATCTGGAGTTTATAAAGTAGCCCTAGAAGATGTTCAGTTTAAACCTAAGAGTTTATTATCATGAAAGAACCTATTTATATAGAAATTAAACAAGACGGTGGCGATGTAGTAGCTAAAAAAATAAGTGATATAGGTAAGGCTGCTGGAAGCACAGATAAAAGAATACAATCACTACAAAAAGAAAATAGAAAATTATCAGATAAAAACAAAGAGCTATCTACTTCGCTTGCAGACCTTGAGAAAAGATTTAAAACTGGTGCTGGTGGAGCTAACTTGTTAAAAACAGCTTTCGCAGCTATTGGTGGGACTCTTCTAATCCATAAGCTTTTTGAATACTCAGATAGCTTACAGAATATGGAAAACAAACTTAAGGTTGTTACTAGTTCATCTGAAGAACTAAAAGCAGTACAAGAAGAGTTATTTAATGTTGCTAATAGGTCCAGATCAAGTATTGGAAGTGTTGTTGACTTGTACTCTAGAATGGCTAGGAGTACTAAAGCATTAGGTTATTCTCAAGAAGAAACTCTACAACTAACAGAAACTATATCCAAAGGTTTACAAATATCAGGAGCATCAGCACAAGAGTCAGCTTCGGCAGTATTGCAGCTTGGTCAGGCGTTCGCTAGCGGTGCATTAAGAGGCGAGGAGTTTAATGCAGTAAATGAAGCATCGCCAATAATTATGGAGGCTTTAGCTAGATCAATAGCTGGTGTTGGTGCTAGTTCAGAAGAAATAAATGTTGTTCGTGGCAATCTTAAAGATATGGCTAGTCAAGGTCAATTAACGGCTGAATTAGTTGCTAAAGCAATGCAAGAGCAAGCTGGATGGATAGAGTCTGAATATGCAAAGATGGAGACTACTGTTGGTCAGGCTTTAACATTAATACAGAATAATTTTTTACATGCGTTTAAAGACTTTGATGATGCTTCTCATATTTCTGATATTCTAGCCACTTCATTGGAGTTTGTGGCTAATAATTTATCTACAGTTCTTAAAATGGTTACCATTCTTGGTAGTGCTATGGTATTAAATTTTGGAGGTAAGGCACTATATGCTGTTACAGGTCTAAGCAATGGTATTAAAGGTTTATTTACCGTTATTGGTAAGAATCCAATATTCTTGCTAATTACTGGTCTTACATCACTATATTTTATTATTGAATCTGTCATAAATTCAAAAGATGAGTTAAATGAGGCAAGCAAAAAAGAAATAGCTAATAATAAAGCGCTTATAAGCACATATACAACACTAAATAAAGTTGAAAAAGAAAACGCTAAAATAGATCTAACAAAGAAAATAGAAGATCAGAAAAAAGCTTTAGAAGATCTTAAGAAGCAGCAAATAGAAGCTCAGAATGAAGCTAAAAAACTTGAAGATAGAGCTAAATCATTACAATCTGGTTTTAACACTCCTGGACAAAGTTTTTTTAATAAGAAATTTAGTGGAGATGTTTCAGGTCTAACCAAGATAGATGATGAAATATTAAATGCTCAAAAAAGGCTAGAAAGCTTCGAGACTACATTGAGAACACTTGAAGCAAAAGACAAACATGAGGTAAAAATAAAAGCCACAGTTCAATCTGAATTAATAGAAAAGCAATATGCAGATCTTGTTTCTGGATTAGAAAAAAACATAGCTATATCCCAAGCTAAGGCTGCTGGTGATACATTTAAAGAATACTTGCTTAAAAATAATATAGATACTGCCAATTTTACTGATGAGCAGATAGATATAATTAGGAAAAGGTTTAATGAGTTAGAAAGTTTTAATGATAAGAATATATCAGTAGATAACCCACTGGGTAAATTTGATTTCAAAGAATTTGCTGATGGCTTAGGTATTTATAACTCAGAGCTAGAAAAGACACTATCTAACTTCGATGTTATCAACTCAAAAACCAAAGACTTAACTGCAGAACAAAAACAGTTATTAATAGCTAACGAGAAAATAAAAGCATTTAAATCTATAGGAATACAAAACCCAGAAGCATTGCTTGATGCAACAGATAAGTTAGCCTTACAAAGGCAAGAGATGGAAAGGTATGAGGCTGTAGCTAAGAAAACTGGTAAAACAGTTGAGGAGTTAAAGCAAGCAGTAGAGTCAAACAAAGATGGTTATGATACATTATCAGCATCTATCTCCAACTTTGATGTATCAGCTCTACAATCACTAGGATATACTCAGCTATTGACAGACTCAGTAAATAATTTTGGTAATAGTATAACAAATAGCCTAGTAGATGTATTAACTGGTGCTAAATCACCTATGGAAGGCTTTCTTAATTTAATTCAAAAGATGGCATTAGATATTGGTACTCTTATCATCAAAATGTATACATTTAAAGCTATAACCGAATCAATAAAAGCTTTTCAAGGTGGAGGTATCGGTGGCTTGTTTGGTATGTTTGGCTTTGCTGATGGTGGTCAAGTACCAGTTATCAAATATGCTGATGGTGGCTTAGCTGTAGGTAATTCACATGCTAACGGAGGTATTAAAGGTATTGTTGCTGGGCAAACACCTATAGAGTTTGAGGGAGGTGAGTTTATAGTAAATAAGGACTCAACGGCTAAGTATTTGCCATTACTTAACCAGATAAATACTAATAGTCTGAAGTTTGCTGATGGTGGGAAATTACCACAAGCACCAGTGAACACTATTGTATCGCCTGTGACTTCACCAAGACAATCTAACAATAGTGATAGTTCAAATACTAATAAGATACAGAATAATATTAAGTTTGTTGTTGTTAGTAATCAGCAAGAAGCAATATTAGAAGCTACAAATGAGCCTGATTTTGAGGCTAGAATATTTAATATTATGCAAAGGAAAAATGAGTATATTACGTAAAATTTAATTTATTGGGTAAGTTATTGTCTATGACATACTTATCATAAGCTTTCGCCGCTTCGATATCTGTCGCATATCTCCCTATATACTTAGAACGACTGTTGATGGAAATATATGATTTATATTTATTGTTATATTTATCAAAATGGACTCCACGATACTTAACTTTACCAGTCACTCTAGTATTTAGCATATTATCTGATGGCGTTACAAATCTACAATTACTAGGCTCATAGTTACCATCATTATCTATTCTGTCTATTTGCAAACCTTTTTTATAACCATTATCCATACACCAATCATAAAATGTTTTGAAATCATTACGCCACTCATCGCAAACAGTTATTCCACGACCACCGTAATATTTATAATTTATAGCTTTTGAATTGTAGCATCTGTACATTAAATTGTAATATGTATTACATAATGGGTGTTTTCTTAATCCGTACTTCTGCCTAGGAGTGCTAATTCTTTCTATACGATAACAACCACAAGATGTTGTTAGTCCACTTCTAAGATCAGGTAATCTATATTCTTTCTTAGATCCACAAACACATTTTGCTAGCACCTTTCTACACTTTTGTCCACTAGGCTGTATATGTGTTTCAACTTCCTTAATAATCGTTAATCTACCATACTTATCGCCAGCTTTGACTTCTACTTTTCTTAACATAACAACTCCTTGCTATTTGAACTCATGATAAATATAGGCAGGTGTATGAGTAGTACACTTTTCGCCCGCTAAAGCTAGCCTACATACATATTATAACATATTTCAGATATTATTTTTTGGATGTATAACATACAACAAAGAAAGCAAGAGTATTTAAGCTAAAATCCGACATTCTAAACCTCTCTTACAATGTCTATAAGTTTTATTCTAATTTTTATTCTAAATGTATCAAACAGGAACAGCTACAAATTATATTGATCTACTAGCTAAAATACTTGACTTATCAACTACAAACGGATGGACTTTAATCGAGTGTAACGGCAATACTTCAAGTCCTACCAGTGCAGATCTTAATCTAACTCCTGCTGATGCTACAGTTGAAAATAGAAGCTTTCTTCAATCTACTGGACATGGTGGCACTAGTCAGTGGCAGATCGAACTATTTAGCTATCAAAATAGCTCTAGTGGCTTATATAACTTGGTATTTAGATGCGGTGTATATAATGTCGCTGGAGATACTACATATTTACCTAACTTGCTAGGCAACTGGCAATGCTTAACTAACTCTAATGATTCATGTAACTATTGGATGAATGTTAATGCTGGTCGTATTTTGTGCAACACGTCTCTTTCATCATCTTATTACTTGATGTATTGTGGATATTTCTTTCCTTATGGTAGTCCTAGTCAATATATAGCACCATTATGCTCACTTGGCCAAGGAGCTAATTATACAGCAGTAAAGTATAACGATGATATAAAGTCGCTATCAAGAACAAATACTAGTTCATATTCGTTTACTTGTATCACTCATGAACAATCAAATGCTAATGGTCATGGGAATAGTTCATCTGCTGGAATATTACCTTTCAGAAACAAGAGTGATTTAGCTTTTTATTCTGGCAATCATCATCCTAAAAGAATACACGGAACTCTTGATGAATATGAATTATTTGAATCAACCGTTGTTCATTCAGGTAGTGAAGCTGGGTATCTCGATGGCATAAGGCAAGTATCAAGTGAAGAAAATAGAAATGAGGCAGAAGTTACCGAATCAAGCGGTAATGTATGGATCTGTTTTGGCCAGCATCAATCTTTAAGCGCTAGCGAAATGTTTGCTATAGATACGGAGAGTGTGTAATGAGCTATCAAATAGTAAACAATCCTTCATCTATAACAGATATTTTTGGGGTTCTTGCTCAAGAGTTGACAGATAACAGCTACACAGTTGAAAGGTCAAGCGAAGTTGTAGGCAGTGAAACCTGTATATCTTGGACAGATGGAAGCGGTTTATACTTCCATGTTGATTGGAATGGTTCAGATGTTATGTATACTTCAATATCAACTGGTTACGTAGCTGGTACCTTGGGTAGGAGCCAAGCTGGTGCTGAATATAGTAATTATATTCAAACATATACAAAGCATGATTTTAGTGATTCTGATGAAACTATTATTGTAGTTACTGATGATCTAATATATCTAAAGCAAGACGTTTACCCCCAATATAAACCAGCATTTCAATTTTCTAAGAGTTATTTTTATTCAAAAGGTACTCAATGGTGTGTTACCAATTCATCTTATAATAATAGAAACTCTGGGGGAGGTTTTAACCCAGCAATATTTGAAACATTAAGCTCTTATAGAAGCGGATTTTCAAATAATTATACATACTCTTATATAGTATATTATGATGGCTCAAGTATCGTGAAGCAGGGTAATGCTTATTCTGATACAGCTTTTAATGGAATGATACAGCCAAATTCTCAGCTCCCAGGTTATGACTATGATGGTGTTGATAGTTGGCTTGGTCTTATGTTAGTTGATGAATATTATTCAACATTAGCAAAACCTCTAAGGGTATATATTAACGGTCAACCATTTGCAAAAATAAATAACAGATTAGTTATAGGTAGAGGAGATAATTTACTAGACAATAAACCAGTTCAAATAGCCGGAAATAATTACATTAGTACATATAGAAGAACATCTAGCTCTTGGGGTGGCAGACCAACCAACACTCAAGAAGTTGTTTTAATAAGGTACGACTAATGAGTATTGCATACGATACATTTATACCGTCAGTATTAGCAAGTGCTTTACCAGTTGAGCCTATTGGCGATAAAATTATACCTATACCAGAAATAACTAATCACGGTGCTAAAACTGATACTAACCCTAGCTATACTCAAGATTATGGCAAGGGTGTTTATAGTGATACTCATAATACAGTAGATTATGTATATTCAGGCGTATATATAATCAACACACTTACACCTAACGACAGTGAAGGTCATATATTTAATTTTGGTACTTTCTCGGATGATGTATCAATTAATGCTTATGTTTGGAATGCTACCAATGAAGTGCAGACGCTATCATCTAAGACATTCATTGGAGACACTTCTAATATAGATATTAACTACGATACTATCACACTAAAGCCAACTCAAGAGATACTAGTAACTATTACAGCCTCAGCAGATGGCGACCCTATAATAGATGGTACAGTAACATCTAACTATACTACTACAGCTACACCAATTAAGGTGCAAGGCTCAAGAGTATTAGTATGGATATTTGAACAGAATAAAGAAAAATCAGACTCGTTTGAGTTTCTTACTAATATATCACAAGCCTACGATAGAGAGTATCGCACAGCATTAAGAGAAGTGCCTAGCTTCAAGGCTAATAGAAGTTATCAGCTAATAGATCAAGAGGGTTATGCTCTACTTAATGAATATGCTAGAAAAAGCTTCAAATCAAAGTATAGCTTCCCATTATGGGAGAAGTCTAAATATTTTTACAAAGAGCTAACTATAGGCACTACAGCTATTGATTATGAAGAGATATACAATGAAAGCTTTGAAGACTCTTTGAACATCTTAATCTATAAAGATAATCGTAATTATGAAGTGGTGCAAATTGATAATATATCAGGTGATACAATTAATCTAAGAGCTGAAGTTAAGAACTATTATGATAGATTCCAAATAGTACCTTTATATAGTGGGTTTGTTAAAAATATATCTATTCAGAATATTAATAAATACAGTACTTTTGATGTTCAGATTATTACCAATCAGATACCTAAAGAAAACGGCAATATACCATTTACAACTTATAATAATCTGTATGTTAATGACTGGATATATACTGAAGAGCAAAGCCGAGAAGTAACACAAGACACTAATATCATAACTAGTGGTATGGGCTTATTTGATATATCCGAAAATCGTTTTTATAACAACGATATTTTCGGTATACAGCATATAATAGATACAACATTGCTTGAAGACTTTAAAGCTTTTATTTTTGACTGCAACGGTCAACAAAAACCATTTTGGTTATTATCTCGTAAAGATGAATTTGAATTTTTAGGCTTCAATGGTACAAACTATAGTCAAATATTAATAGACAGCTATACAACCGCTACAGGTTTTAATGATGCTCATATTTACTTTCTAGATGCTGAAGGCAACTATCACTTCAGAAAGGTAACCAATATTGATAATACGGCTAACTACAATTTTACTCTAACACTAGATACAGCTTTAGCTAGCGATATATCAGTAGTTCAGACTGGTTTTATGTTACTTGTTAGATTGAATAGCGATATTGTAACTATTGAAGATATCAGCTCAAGAACTCACAAGGTTAATTTATCTTGCTTAAGACTACATCGTGAAGAAAAGGAGCTTTAGTATATGGCTACATTTTTAGAATTATTGCGAAGTGTAAGACTAGGAAATCCACAGTATTTAGTTTCTATTGAGTCTGAATATGGAGAGAATTTATACTTTTTCTCAGGCTCAAGAGATAAGACTATTGATAATATAACTTATAAAGCTACAAGCTTAGAAGTAGACTTACAAGTTACAAGCGAGACAGAGCAGAGCAAGAACACGGCGAGCGTTAAGATATCAGCTATGGATCATTCAGCAGACTATCTTTATCGCCGTAAAGACTTAAAGAAGTGGACCATATCAGTGTATGGCTATGATAAGAGTGCAAGTGATAGGCCTTTACTTATACAAGGCGAGTTATCCAAAGGCACTAGAGATGGCAATAAGTGGGTATCATTTCAGATTAAGACACTACCAAATAAACAACAAGATGAGTTTTGCACTCAGCAATTTACAAAAAGATGTCCGTTACAATTATATTGTACACAGTGCGGAGTTGATAAGTCTAGCTTTGTAGATACAAGAAGTATCATGACTGGTAGCGATAATCTTACAATATCACTTGATACAAATGACAAAGCAGATGGTTATTATGTCGGTGGTTATATTGTATCAGCAGACACAGGATATCGCACAAGTGTTATAAGAGAGCATACAGGCACAACAATTAAAGTTGCTAATGTGTTTGATAGCCAGTTTCTTAATAGCAAAATAGTATCAATCTATGCAGGTTGTGATAAGTTGCCTTTGACTTGTAAGGATAAGTTTAATAATTATCGTAGATATGGAGGCTATCCTCACATGTCTAACCTAAATGCTGTTACTCGTTCAACTTTCTAAAATCCGCATATCTCAATAACTCTTACAATATAAAATATTTACTTTTATTTATCTCTTATGTTCGGTTTTTTAGTTGGCTTTGTGCTAGTAGCCTTGTCTACTCTTTTCATGAAAAGACAAAACAATCAAAGCAAAATTAAAGCAGATGCTTCGATAGATCAGAACAGTATACCTCGAGCGGTTATATCAAGTCCGATACCAATACTCTTTGGCGAAAGAAAAATAAAGAATATGAACATTATAGTTGATGGTGGCTTTAATTCAGAAGTTAAGAGCCGCACAGAATCAACAGGTGGGGGTTCTAAATAATGCTTATAACTTATGCAGACCTTAGAAAAGTTGGAGCTTGTGCAAGTGGTATTCATGAGATATGTACTAAGCATGATATTAGCCTTGTAGAGCTTAAAAAAGGCGGCGTTAATAAGGATACATTACTAACCAAAAAAGATGCGATTATAAGGCTTTATGTAAGCAAAGCAGTTAAGAAAAAGGCGGTTAAATAGATGGCTTTATTCGGTGGTAGTTCTCAAAAAAGCCAAGTGCAATGGGTAGAGTATTATTACTCTCTTAGGGGTGTATTATGTCTTGGTGGTGTTGATAATATCACAAGAATTAAAGCAAATGATAAAGACCTTTTTTATAATACAACTTATGACTTAACAGCTTCTAATGATATTACGGCTACAGTTGGTCAGTACGATCTTTACGGATCAAGAGATAAAGAGGGCGGTTTTGTAGCACCTATTCGGATTAAGGATGGGCATCCAACTCAAACAGCCGACAATTACTTCGGAATTAATGGCAAGCTCAATAATTCAACTAGTGATCTATTAGAAGAGCCTGCTTATCTGTATGTAACAACATTAAGCTTAGAGAATGCCTATATTGGTAATAGCTCAAACTTTGGCAATCTTGAGATTTGGGCTGCAAGAACACAGAGAGAATTAGATTACTCTGATATGTGGTATAAAGAGAAAGCTAAAGTTTTTGGTGGTATTAATCCGGTCCATATAATTAGAGAGACTTTGACTTATTATGGTTCACCAGTAAAAGGCAGGCCAGTCAACTTTAATGATACTAACTTTAGAGCAGTAGCAGATAGGCTATATGATGAGGGGTTGGGTTTATCTTATTACATTACAGAACCTACAGTAGTACAAGATTTTATTGATGAGATATGTAAGCAAGCCGACATATACCTTAACTTTAATGAGTATACGCAACAATACAACCTTGTATTAATGCGAGAAACAGACCCCACAGGTGCTTTTGAGATATCAGATACTAATGGTTATTTGGTTGAATTTATTAGTGCTACACAGTCTGAGGCTGGCGATGCAGTTACTCAGGTTGATATTGAATATACAAATGATGATAGACATGATGAGAAAGATATTGAAAGTGCTTTTGATACTGGAATGTTTGAAGAGTTAGGCAGGCATAACATAAGCAAAATAACTTACGCTGGTGTAACAAAGCCAAGTATCGCTAGATCGCTGGCTGATAGAGAATTAAGAAAGCTAAACGCATGTCCAGAGACTATCGAAATTAAAGCTACAATTCATGCTGATGTACTGAATGCAGGCAACTTAGTTATATTCTCATTTTCTCAGCGTGGTTATTCTAATCGTGGCTTCAGGGTTGTATCTAAGCAAAAGACAGGCTTTTTAAGAGCTAAATATGTAACACTTAAATTAATATCAGACTTATGGGTAGATGTAGCTACAATAGACCAAACAGTTGATCCTATACCAGTTCCAGAGCAACCTACAGAAGTACCTAGCAGAGTTGATAATATATTATACTATCAGATGGCTACGATTTTGGGAGATGCTGAAGCTAGAGCTAAAGACGGATCAGAAGTTGCATTTATACATCAAACCATTAATGACAATAATAATCAATACTATAGATTAAGAATTGATACAGATACTCAAGTTGATACTTATGACTTAGGAGCTGGTTTCTTAATCAATCAAGATATATCAAAAATAGATACAGTTATAACTTATTCTGATGTATACAACAATAGTAAAATATCAACTGATAAGTACGCTATGCTTAATGATGAGGTTATATATATCGAAGCTATAGACTATGTTAACAAGACCATTATAATCCAAAGGGGATTGTTAGATACATACCCACAAGAACACGGCACTGGGGCTTATTTATTCGCTACTCAAGGCAACTACAGAGCTAATGATAAATATTTCTTAAATGATGACTTAGATATTAAGTTTTTAACTCTTAAAAATGGCTTTGAGTTGGATTATACAACAACTACAAATTATGATATTACACTTGATCCGAGATACTATAAACCTTATCCGCCAAAGAATATTCAGATAAACGGACAAGATCCGCTTACAACAAGTATAACTGTATCGGCAGAAGATATTAAAATAACTTTTTCTAGTCGTAATAGATTAACAGAAACTGGTGCTTTATTTCTTAATTACTATGATGGTGCAACGACTATAGAATATAATGCGCTCAACCAAGTTGTACTAGAATTCTTCTTATCTGGGGTATCTCAAGGAACTATTACAACACAGGTTAACACTAACTCAATAACCGTAACACAAGCAGAAGTACAAGCAGACATAGGCACAGATGATTATGATGTAACAGCTACTATTTCAGCTATTAGAGATGGTGTGGAAAGTTACCAAACATTTAGTACTGATTTTGTATTTGAGCAAATTGTAGCTCCAACAATAAGTGCTATAGCACCACTAACAACGACATCCACTGGGAATATTAAAGCTATTATCTTTGATTTGGGATCTAGTGATATTGTAAACCTTGAATATCAATTTAGATATAGATTACAAGGTAACACTACTTGGATAGAATCAGCTTGGCAAACTGGCGACACATATTCAATATCTGGACTTACAGAAGATGCAGCTTATGAATATCAGGTGAGTCTTAGAGATAATGTTCTGTTATCTAGTTCAGTTAGCGAAATTAGAACATTATTAACAAATAGTATTAATGTTGGTTTAATATCTCATTATACAATGAATCATTTTAATGAAAATATTGTTATAGATGAAGTAGGAAACTATAACGCTACAATTTATGGGGCAACAGAAACAATTTACGGATTATCATTTGATGGTATTGATAATTATTTAGATTTTGGGTCATCTTTTGATATATCTGGTAATGAGCTCTCAGTTGCATTTAGAGCAGAATTATTTACACCTGCAACTGTAACATCTCTTATTTACTTTACAAATGACGAAAGTGTAGGAAATAAGCCAGTTATAAATGCTCATATACCTTGGAGTGATAATAATATATATTATGATTGCGGTTACGATACTACATTTGCTACAAATAGAATATCTAAAGCTATTTCAACATCTGAATGGACTGGTGTCCACGATTGGGTACTTCAAAAAAATGCTGTAACTGGAGTAATGGAAATTTATATTGATGGCGTATTATGGCATTCTGAAACTGGTAAGACAGCAGCTATTATCAATACTATTTATAATAAATTATGTTATTATGCTCCGCAGAATACATATAAGAAAGCTATATTTAGTTATTTAAGATTCTACAGTAAAACATTAACGTTAACAGAAATAACAGCATTAAACTCTTAAATCCACAATTACAAAACAGCATTATAATATACAAAAATATCAAAACATTATTTTTATGGCAACAAATCCTTATACAGTAGCTCAAGGCTCTGATTATGTAGAAATAGATCTTACCTTATTTGGTATCGCTGATGGTGATACTTTTATGATGAAGAACACAGGAGAAAGGGGCATTGAAATATTTAGCTCTGCTACATTACCCGATTCCTCTTTAAGAGGATGGCCAATAGAGAGTAAAGAGAAAGAAAGTTATCTCAAAAAAGTTGGCGAAAACTTATATATAAGAAATATAAATAAATATAGTCCAGATCAAGTAATAGTTATAGAGGTGTAGTAGATATGGGTGTTATTCCTGAGAATATTGGAACTGGTGGCGGTGGATCATCTGAAACAGCTTCATCAATAAAAACAAAATATGAATCAAATCAAGACACTAATGCTTATACCGATGATGAAAAATCTAAAGTAGCTAACACACCCGCAAATGTTATAACAGAGTTATCTAATAAAGAGCCTGTTTTTAATAAAAATACAGCTTTTAATAAAAATTTTGGGTCAGGTGCTGATGAGGTCCTTGAAGGTAATGCAACTTTCGATGCTTCGAGAATAACTTCTGGAATTATAGATATTGCAAGATTACCTAACTCGGCATTTAGCAAATTAGTGACTGTTACTGATGAAACAGCTAGATTTGCATTAACTACTGCTACTGTTCAGGAGGGTGATAGTGTTAAACAAAATGATACAGGAGTATTATATTTTGTTAGTGATGAACTTAATTTAAATAATTCTTCTGGATATACTGAATATACGGCGTCTATTGATTGGTCTTCAATAACATCTAAACCACAAAACATTATAGATATTGAAAGCATTAATGCAAGTAATGATGACATAATACAAAAAAAAGCAGGTGTTTTTGTAAATCGAACTTTAGAGCAACTTAAAACTGATCTAAATATCACAGCACAAACAAGCAATTTAAGTGTTTCGCGAACAATAAATAGTGTTACTGTAGTGAATTCTGCAGGCGATGATGCAGTTATACCAGAAGCAAATTTTAATTTTGCTGGAGCTATGAACACTACAGATAAGGTTTTACTAGATTTATACAAAAATCATATAGGTAAAGTTTCTGTATTCACAATCGATGGCGGAACTATAGACAACGTATCAGATTTAGTTGAAGTGAATGGTACTTCTTATAATGGTTCTTCTTTTGTTAGTAGAGGAATAAATTACATATTACTAAATCAAGGTTTTGCTTACGAGCTTGTTTTTAATGGTTTCCCTCGATTCACGTCAACTTCAGGAGAGCTGGCTTTGCAATTCGATATTGTGTCAGGGTCTTCTAATAATTATGCATCGACTTGGGCGCTATATAAACCTATTAATGCTAATAGTACTGAGTTTTCAAATTGCACGCCCAAAATGTATATAGACTGTACTGTTGACTGTCAAATTGGACTTCGCTGTGTTGGCTTGAATAATTTTCAAGATTTCTTCACTTATAACAATACATCACACATCACAGTTAGAGTTTTAAGAAAGCTGTAGATAGCTGTGGAAAAGTTTTATCTTTATCACAAAATTACACACAAAATCATTTTTAATATTCTTTAAAGCCTTGCATGCAAAAGGTTTAATGATCTTTAATTATTTACCTATACAAAAACTTGAAAATATTTCTCCTAATAAATCATCAGAAGTGAATTCTCCAGTTATTGAATTTAAATACTCTTGTACAATTAGTAACTCCTCTGCAAGGAGCTCCCCATTACCAAGCTGAAGCTGTTCTTTTGCTAGCTCTATATGTTCAAATGCTTTATTTATAGCGGTTACATGTCTTTCACGGGCCGTATAAATACTTTCATTTTGGTTTGTGTAGCCAACTTTTTTGAGAATATGGGATTTTAATTTATCTATGCCAATATTATTTTCAGCTGATATATAAATATGATTATCTTGGTTTTGAGGAGTTTCTTTAAGTAAATCTATCTTATTGTGTACATATGTTATGTCTATATCTTTAGGAATCTGCTGATAGAATTCAGGAATTATGTCTTTAATATCGCTAAATCTAACTTTGCTATTAGTATAGTCATCTGTAACAAAAAGTACCTGGTCAGCTTCTTGAATTTTTTTGATAGCTCGTTTTATACCTTCGCTTTCAATAAGATCATCACTACTTCTTAATCCAGCTGTATCTATTATATGCATTGGCACACCATTTATTTGGATATGCTCTTTTACGATATCTCTAGTTGTACCAGCAATTGCTGTAACTATGGCTGAGTCTTTACCAGCTAAAGCATTTAGAAGACTAGATTTACCAGCATTAGGTTTTCCAACCAATATAAGGGTAATGCCTTCTACTAATATAGCTCCTTGTTTACAACTATTTCGTACTTGTAAGATATTACTATAAATATCAGCTAAGCTACTGTGTATTTTTTTGTCTTCCAAGAAGTTTATTTCTTCTTCTGGAAAGTCTATAGAAGCCTCAACGTACATTCTTAAGAAAATTAATTTTTCAAGTAAGCTATTTATCTCTTTTGAAAATTCACCTTGTAGTGATTTAGCAGCTGATTTAGCAGCTATTTCAGATGAGGCGTTTATAATGTCAGATACCGCTTCAGCTTGAGCAAGATCTAGTTTATCGTTCATAAATGCTCTTTCTGTAAATTCACCTGCTTTTGCCATCCTTGCTCCATAACCTAGAGCAGACTTAATAATTAAGTTGAGTACGAAAGGGTTGCCATGAGCCTGTATCTCTACCACATCTTCACCTGTATATGAAAAAGGTGAATTAAAAAATACAGCAATACCATGATCTATAGTTTCTTGAATATCTTGGCTGTATATGTTACAAAAAGTTGCATAGCGAGGTTTAAGCTCTTTTCGAGTTAGTTTCTGAGCTATTTTTAGAGCATCTGTTCCTGATATGCGTATTATGCCAATACCACCATTACCTTGAGGGGTTGCTATTGCAACAATAGTGTCTTTTGTATACAT